CACCACGCCTCGCATACTGGGTAGGCGTACCAGTCAACCCACTTGCGAGCACGCTGTCGAGCGATTGGCGCTGGAGGGGAGTCCCTTCGTAGCCGGGCACCCATAGCGCCTTCACATCGGCAATATCGCTGGCCAAAGTGATCACGTTGTCAACAATGGGCGTAGCGGCAAGCACCGACTCCATTTGCCGCACGCGCAGAAAGCGGTTCATCTTGGTCTCAGCCAAGAGAATGAATGTCGGGATGGACGAACTCAGGTCCGTGCGGTGAATCAGGCTTGCGATGGCGGCTACCAACTCGGTGTAGTTCATCGCAGGGCCTTGTTGAAAGTGACGAATGCCGGGTTCTTTCTCAAGAACTCCATGCATCGCTTCTTGTCGATCGTTCCGTCCTGACGAAGCATCGTCGCCAGTTCGGCCATCGGAATCGTTCCGATGTGGCGCATCTCACCCCAGCGCTCACCATCAGTAGCAGCTCGTGCTTCTGCGCATGCGTCCACCAACGGCTGAGCGTCGTAGGTCTTCTGAATGACAACCCGGTTCGCATCGTCCAAGTAGTGAACCTTGGTCGTGATGCCGGTTTGCGCGTCGTGGTCTTGGTATGCGGGCATGAAAAAGCCCCCGAGGTTTCCCCCGGAGGCTCCTTTGTGCTGACGGCTGTTTAGGCGGTCAGGTTCTTCACAGCGCCTTGCGCCTTTTCCGAGGTCACGACCAGCGTGCCTTCGACCGAGACCAACTCCTTCGTGGTGTGGCCGGTCTTCGCCAGAGGCTCGGACTTGAACCCCCCCAGGTAGGCGATGCCCATGTACTCAGGATTGAGCACGAAGGCCGCGTTCTGGTTGGCAGTGCCTTGAATGTAGTTCGGCACAACAGTGAGTTCACCGAAGTCCGACATGTACACATCGGCACCGCCGACGATCACACCTTGCTTGCCCTTCTGGACGTTGTAGCGGTTCACAGCGATGCCGGCGAAGCTGGAGAACACCACCTTGTGCGAAGGCGTCAGGCTGATCAGCGTGGCGAACTCACCCGAGTTGGTGAACACGCTTTGCAGCACGGTCTTCAACAACGCCTCGGTAAAGGTGCGGTTCGTGCCAGCCGTCTGCGCCGTGGTCGCAAGACCAGAGGTGTGAGCAGGCGTTGCACCAGCGCCACCGTGCGAGATGTTGCTGTAGATCAGCGTGCCCAGGCCAGCCGACTTGCGCGCGGTGGTCGAGTTGCCCTGAACTGCCACGTTGTCGGAAACCACCATGGCCTCCACGTCGCGCTTCAGTTCAACCATAGCCTTGCTGACTTGGTACTTCATCTCCGAGGAGCGGCCTGCGGACTTGGTCTTTTCCTGGGTGGAAGAGACGGTCACGGTCTTGTCGAACAACTGCACCGTGTTGGCCACACGATCAGTAGCGGTCAGCGCCGAGCCGGTGCGGTCGTCGCCTTCGATCACGGCGTTGTCCTTGTTGGGCGTGGCGAGGGCGTCACGTTGCCATTCATGGATGCGCTGGGTCGCCGAGAAGCGACGGATCGAGGAGACAATGGGCGTCTTCTCAGGGGAAACCATGTAGATCTTGTCCTGCAGATCTTCACGGTTGCCGACAGCATCGTAGCTGTCGAAGGTGTTGGTAGGTTGGGTCATTTCAATTCTTCCTTAGAGGAATGCGGCCAGATCCTCGACACGCCCGTTCTTTTTGAGGCGGTCCAGTGCGGCCAGGTTGTTGCGTTGTTTCGGTGGCGTGGCCGCTGGCTTGATCACCTTGGGCGCTTGCGTCACCTTCTGCATTGCTTGAGGCTTTGCGGCCTGCAATGCGCGCCACTTCATCGCGTCGTGAAGCACGTGCACGAATCGGGCGTCTGGGTTGTCTTCAGAGATCGCTTTCAGCTCTGCCGGCGTGATGCCGTAGTGCTTCGTGGCGACGGACGCAATCTCCTGTGCAGTCTTGACGCTGAAGTCCGGGATATGCGTCTTCAGGTACTGCTCTCCATCCGCGAGCTTTTGCTGACGCTGGGTTTCCGTCAGTTGCTGCAGTTGGTTGCTGACCTGTTGCAATTCACCGTTCTTGTTCTGCGCCTCACGCTGGAGTTGTTGGTAGGCAATGTGAAGCTGCGTTGCTTGGGTCGGGTCGTTCGCGGCCAGGCTCTGCCAGTCGATTTGCTCGTACTGGGATAGCCGGTTCTTGATTTCCCGGAGTTCGACGGCTTTGTCGAACGTCTGCAACATCACGCGCTGGCGTTGCTCGACCACTTGGGTGAGTTGTTCAACGTTCTTGCGTTGCTCCGCTACCTCTTGCGTCTTCTGCGTGTAATCGGCCTGTCGGAGCAGGGCCAACTTGATCTCTTTCGGGACCTTGTATGCCTTGCCCTCAAACTCCACCTCTTCAGATTCGCCTTCACCTTCGCCGTCAGCCTCACCCTCGGTTTCATCGCCTTGTGCGACTTCCTCAGTGCCGGCCTCTTGCCCCAGTTCCTCGACGTTCTGCTCGGTTTCGTCATCCAGCAGATCAGCCACATCGGCAACTGACACTCCAGTTTCTTGGTTGGTGTCCATTCACGCTTCCTAAAATGAAAAAGCCCGCATCGAGCGGGCATAAAAAAACCCGCCGAAGCGGGTGCAGTTCACCTTTCGATGAATCAGGTTCCGAAGAGCTTGCGGATGCCGCGTGGCTCTTCAAGTCGTTTCAGGTTGGCAGACGCCAGCTTTCCGGTGTCCACATAGCCGATCAGGATCGCCCTGAACTTCTGAGCGGTCTTGGCAAGCTGCCAGAGCATTTCCTTTCCCTCAACATCACGGGCCGGGCAGTTCATCCACTGATCGAAGACTTCCTTCTCGATGGCATCCAGCGCCTCTTTCAGAAGCTCGTTCTCCAGCAAGGATGCGGAGACTTGGCCCCGGGTCTGTTGTGAAAGTAGGTCGTCCATTTAGATGCTCATGAGTAGTAGCAACACATCGTCCTCATCCCGCCTGATGGCCTGGATGCGGGCGATCTCCATTTGTGCCAGCTCTTCGGCTTGCTGCTCCTGCTGACGACGCCCCAACTCGATCAGGATCGTGCGGTACAGCGTCATCCAGTCGAAGCCGGGCATCTCTGCCACCAGTGGGGCGATCGCCTCACGCACTTCGCGCTTCTGCTCCTTGGCCGGCGATGGCGTCTCTGCTTCTACCTGCTGGCGGGCAATGCGCTCGACCACGCGCACGACTTTGGCAACCTTCTCCGCCGCTTCCTGTTCGTCAAGGGCCTTAGGCTTGCGCTGCCACCACAGGCTGGGAGCTGTGTCGCTGATGACGAAGCCATGAGGCGAGCCGGTTGCAGGCTCGTCTCCAGCAACAGAGACAACATCAATGAGGGTGATCGACTCGGTAACGTTAGCAATGAACCTTGCCGCCGCTGTCTGGGAATCCAACAGCGTGATTTGTTCATCAGCCTCAGCCTGGCCGGGCTCAATGCCATCAACCAAGTCTGCAAAGACGATGATCTCGTCTTGAGCCCCCAGAAACTCTGCGACAGATGCGATCGAATCAGACAGCGAGATTGACTCGCCAACGACGCTTGAGGCCCGGAATGCCGCCGTTTGCCCATCCGCGAAGGTGATCGACTCGCCAACGACATCAATGCCGACAAAAGCGCCGGCCACCGAGTCGGAAAATAGGACGGCTTCATTGACAGCGCCTAGCGCGTCTTGTTGACCATCTACAGAGTCAGCAAAGCTGATCGTCTCTTGCGCAATCGACCCAGAGACAAGCACTGCATCCTGCGCATCCGACAGCGACAACGTTTCAGCCAGGTCTCCGAACTGTCGAAACACCCCATCCGTTGCATCTGCGAACGTGATCGACTCAAGCGATGCGCCAATAAAATCCGCTACAGCAACCTGCGAATCGCTGAGACTGATCGTCTCGCCAATTGCCCCGGCGAACTTTGCAATACCCGTCTGGCTATCACTGAATGTGATGCTCTCGACGTTCGTAACTGTGTTGTTGCTGTAGCCTTCAATGAAGGCCCACACCCAGTCACCAGACGACGGGATCGTGAAGTTCTTCGTGCCACTCGCACCTATCGCGGCCTGGATGGCGTCTGCCATCGAAATGCCGGATGTCGCGTTGTCGACCCGCTCCGTGAAACCAGCGGCTGGCGTGATGCTTTGCGCCGTTCCTTGCGACACAAACGCTTGAAGCAGCGAGTTGAGCCGCGTCGTCGTTAGAGGTCCTACGCCGACCGTCGTGCCGCTACCAGAGCCAAATACAACCTGCCCGGCATACCCGTTCGGGTCAGGGTTGGTGTAACTGCTACGAACGATGCCCATGGCACAGTTCGCAGAAGCCGTAAACGCTTGATTGACCTCGGAGCTACCAGCCTTCCTCCAAAACACCCAGATCCGGATATTCAGAAGTCCAGCCGCCAGCGAGAACTGAGACGATGAGCCTAGAAGAGTCCAGCCAGAAGGCGTTGAATATGTCGGAGCCGCCGTTGGAGCGATTGCGGCCCCAGTGACGACAACGAACTGAGCGTCACCGGCCGCAGTACCTGCCGGGACGTTCCCGGTGATGACGTTCGTGCCAAAACTGGTATCGAACGCATCGGTCGCTGCCCGAAACGCCAGGTTGGCCATTTATCAGCCGTTGAGGGTGTACGTCACATCGATGGTGTCACCGTTCGCCACCGTCTTGCTGCCGCCAGTGAAGTCGCCAGCAGAGAACAGCGTCCCGGTCGTGTTGTCTTTGGTGGACGAACCAGCCAGGTTCAGGAACGCGCCGGCCACAGTCCCGCTGGACGTGAAGGCATAGGTCTGCGCAGCGTGCGAGATGCTCTGACTGGCCGCAGCGTTGAACGTGAGAGTCTTGCGGTTGCCGGTATAGACCGGGGCGTTCGCCAAACCGACTTCGATCCAGCCTGCGTGTGACGCTTGCGTGTCGCCAGC